CATCTAGAATTGATGTTAAGTAAAGATTGGTTCGCAGCTAGTTGTACAACACAACAAATAACAGATATTAATGCTGCTATTACAGCCGGAAAAGCATACATAGCATAATCAATTTAAAAAGTTATGATATATTGGTTCACAGGACAACCAGGTCACGGCAAAACAGTTCTAGCAACTGCTTTAAAACAAGAACTAGACAACATCTTTCATATTGATGGCGATGACCTTCGCACTATATTTGATAACAAAGATTATAGTGAAATCGGCCGACGTAAAAATATTGAATTAGCCCAACACTTAGCTCATTTTTTACACAATAAAGAATGTAATGTAGTTGTATCGTTAGTTTCTCCTTATAAAGATCAACGAGAAGGTTTTAAAAGCAAACTTGGAGAATCTATAAAGGAATATTATATTCACACTACAGAAATACGAGGTAGAGAAAATTTCCATGTTGAAAATTATCAACAACCAACAGAAAACTACTTAGATATAGATACTACAAATATTTCAATAGAAACATGTTTAAATAAAATAAAAAGTTATGCAAAATTGGAACAAAAAAGTACACGTACAATCATCTCTTGAATCTAAACCAAACCAATATGCAATGTTTATTGGCAGGTGGCAACCTTTACATGATGGTCATAAAGCATTATTTCAAGTAGCATTAGATGCAGGCAAAAACATTTTAATTTGTATTAGAGAAGGCGAAGTGAATGAAAAAAATCCATTTACCCCACAAGAAGTTGAAACTAGCATCTCAACATATTATTCAGAATTAATCAAACAAGGCCTTGTCAAAGTAATGACAATACCTGATATATGTTCAGTTGAGTTTGGTAGAGGAGTTGGATATGATATTATTGAGCATATTCCTACTACACAAGTAGCCGAAATATCAGCAACGAAGATTAGAGAGCAAATGCGTAAAGAAGGTAAATTATGAAAAATATATCATTAAAACGACATATTTTAAAAACCATATCATATAGAATTTTAGGAACTGCAGTTACCGTAATTACAGCATATTCTTTAGGAATGTCATTTGAAATATCTTCATTATTAGGAGTAGGCGAATTGCTATTTAAACCAATAATTTATTTCTTTCACGAACGTATTTGGTACAAATATATTAGGATAGACTCAAAAAAATAATAATTATATAACATACACACTAAACATAGATTACTAACAAAATAAAAAAAATGACAAAAAAATTAGACAAAGAACATTTAGATGCAATTCAAGATTTAAGAACTCAGTTCGGACAAAATTCCGCTACACTTGGGTCTATTACAATTGAAGAAATGCTTCTGAAAAAACAGCTTGAAAGCCTTGCTGAGGTAAAGGAACAAGAAATTAAAACATTTCAATCATTGCAACAAACAGAACAACAACTAATGTCAACGTTAAAAGAACGTTACGGCGAAGGCGAAATTAATATTCAAGACGGAACATTCACCCCAGTAGTTACTGCTGAATAATATGTTTGGACTCAACTAAACATATTTATATATAAAATAAACAAGGAGTATAATAAATGGCAGAAAGAATAGTTTCACCGGGCGTATTTACGAATGAAGTAGATCAATCGTTTTTAGCAGGTGGCGTAGCACAAATTGGTGCAGCAATTGTCGGACCGACAGTTAAAGGACCAGCATTAATTCCTACGCAAATTTCATCTTACAACGAATTTGTTGCAACATTTGGATCTTATACAGATGATTCATATGTTCCTTTCGTAGTTCAAGATTATTTGCGTAATGGAAATATAATTACAGTAACACGTCTTTTGTATGAAGATGGGTATAAATTAACAAATGGTGGATTAGCAATCATCGCAAAATCAGGATCTGGAGCAGGAAAAGTTGAAGTAGTAACACATGTATTACATCCAACACAAGCAGTAACTCCAGTAAGCAACGATTATTCAAATTCATTGTTTGAAGATTCAGTATTGTTAAACGGCACGTCTGGGTCATTTGCAATTAAATTATCAGGATCATATATAGCTGCATCTAATGATGCAATTGGATTTGACGGATCATTCTTAGTAGCAGAAGGCATAGCAATTTCATCTTCAATTGTTAGTACATCAAACAACTATGTAACAAAAGTATTTGGATCTGGACCTAAATCAGTAGATTACCCAGTATATGTTCAATATGAAAATAAATCAGCATATTCTGCATTTGCAAATTTAGCTCATGTTACTACTGAATTAGCAATCTTATCAAATTATGAATTTTTGCAAGATTATTCAACAGCAGCAACGCCTTGGATTACATCTCAAAAAATTGGTAGCATATCAAAAGATTTAATTCGTTTTCATACATTATCCCATGGGACTGCAATTAACAGTGAAATCAAAGTAGGGATTAGAGATATTAAAATAGCTGATGAGGTTGCTGATACGAATGGATATGGAACATTTACAGTTGAAGTTCGTAGAGTTAATACAACAAATATTAAAAACTCACCATTCGCATCTCAAGATACAGATAAACTTCCAGAAATTGTTGAGACATTCACAAATGTAAATTTAGATCCAGACTCTCCTAAATATATTGCTAGAGTTATTGGTGATCGTTATCAAACAATTAATGATTTGAATGAAATTCGAGTAATTGGCGATTATCCAAATAACTCTATGTTTATTCGAGTTGATCTTGATAGTGGTGTTTCAAATAAAACAAATGAAAAAACATTAGTACCATTTGGCTTCCGCGCGTTGAATTCGCCGATACCAATGGCTAGCGGATCTGTTAATTTTACATCAACTTCATATAAAACAAATCAGATTCAAACTACATATTCTAAAAACAACTATTTTGGCTTTGATTTTACAAATGAAAACAACTTAAATTATCTAGCTCCAATACCAACGTCAGGATCAAATACAGGAAGCAATGTTGATTTTTATTTGGGAGATATAAGTCAAGATGCAGCAGCAGGATTTCCTACCACAACTAGTCCGTATTCTGGATCATTAGAAACTGCATTAGTTGCTGGAAGACTTATTGATGATATTTCATCATTCACACGTAAATTTATTGTGCCAATGCAAGGAGGCTTTGATGGTGCTCGTCCAAATTTACCAAAATATTCAGGTGCAAATATCACTGCAGAAAACACATTTGGATTTGATTGTTCTGGAACTACAACAACTGGAACAAAATCGTATGGGAAAGCATTTTCATTGTTAGCAAATTCTGAATATTATGATATTAACATGCTAGTTACGCCTGGTATTATTGACAATTTACACTCAATTGTAACTAGCACTGCTAGAAATTTAGTAGAAGATCGTCAAGACACATTCTATGTAATGGATTCAAATGCATTAACAGATAGTTTATCAGATGTAGTTGCTCAAGTAACATCAATTGATAGCAACTATACGTCAACATATTGGCCGTGGGTTAGAATTATCAATCCTGCAAAAAATGTTCCAATATGGGTACCGCCTAGTGTTGTAGTTCCTGGGGTATTAGCATTTAACGATGCAGTAGCTGCACCATGGTATGCACCAGCTGGTTTAACTAGAGGTGGATTAACAACAGTTACAGATACATATATGAATTTGTCTCAAGCTAATCGAGATACACTATATGAAGCTCGGATTAATCCTATTGCGAACTTCCCTAATGAAGGACAAGTTATTTGGGGTCAAAAGACTTTACAGGCCCGACCAAGTGCATTAGATCGAGTAAATGTACGTCGTTTGTTGATTGCAGTTAAGAAATTTATTGCATCATCAACTCGTTATTTAGTATTTGAACAAAATACCACTGCAACTAGAAATAGATTCTTAGCAATTGTTAATCCATACTTAGACCAAGTAAAAGCACAACAAGGGTTGTCAGCATTTAGAGTGGTAATGGACGGAACAAATAATACGCCAGATGTAATTGATCAAAATATTATGTACGGACAATTATTCCTTCAACCAACAAGAACGGCAGAATTTATTATTTTAGATTTCAATATTCAGCCAACAGGAGCTAGTTTCCCGGAATAGTAAGCAAGAATAAAATTTTAGTAAAAGGGTAGGACTTAGGTTCTACCTTTTTTACTGTACTTATATTTATATTAAACATAAGGAATATAGAAATGGCATTACAAGATCAGATCAATCCAAACTTAGCATTTGCGAATGATAATGAGATATTTCAAACAGCATATCAATGGGAACCTAAGAAGGCCCATCAATTTATTATGTATTTAGGAGATGTTCCTTCATATTTAATAAAAGCATCAGCTAAACCACAAATATCTAACGGTGAAATTGCATTAGATCATATCAATGTTAAGAGATATGTAAAAGGGAAGTCAGTTTGGAATACAATTACAGTATCATTGTATGATGCAATTGTTCCATCTGGAGCACAAGCAGTAATGGAGTGGGTTCGTTTACATCACGAATCAGCAACAGGTAGAGATGGATATTCATCATTCTATAAAAAAGAAGTTCGATTACATCAATTATCTCCATTAGGAGAAGTAATTGAAGAATGGATCTTAAACGGAACTTATATTACAGACTCTAACTTTGGATCTTTAGATTGGAGTTCAGAGGATATTGTTAGTATTGAATTAACACTGAGATATGATTGGGCTTTCTTAAACTTCTAATCATAATAATATTATCTTAAAGGGGCTTAATTGCCCCTTTTTTACTGTACTTATATTTATATTAAATAAGTTATAAGGACAAAGATATGGCATTAACAAACAGAGTTGACAACGAAAATATTATTAATTTAGCTCGTCAACAGTATGAATCAAAACAAAAAAGTAAATTACCAACGGTTATAATAAATCTTCCAAGCTTGGGCAAAGTTTATCCTAAAGAACATCCATTATCTAATGGAACAATTGAAATGCGGTATATGACTGCATATGATGAAGATATTTTAACAAATGCATCTTATATACGAGAAGGAGTTGTGTTTGATAAGTTATTAGATGCAATAATTACAACTCAAGTAAATATTAACGATATTGCAAATGTTGATAAAGATGCATTAATTATTAACGCAAGAATATTAGCATATGGATCAGAATATCCAGTAACCGTACAAGACCCTAAAACTTCAATTAAAATTGAACGAGTTGTAGATTTATCTAAAATCAAATCAAATCCGTTTGTATTAGAAAATGATGAAAACGGAGAATTTACTTATACATATTCAGGAACTGAAATTAAATTTACATATTTTAATACAATAGAATCTGATGATACATCTATATCAGGATTGTTAAAACGTATTATTACAGAAGTTAATGGATCTCGTTCAGAACAAGATATAGAACAATTTCTTAGATATGAATTTTTGTCAGTAGAATCAAAAAAATTCAGACAATATTATAAAGATAATACGCCAAAGTTAGATTACAATTATGAATTTGAAAGTGAAGACGGGAGCACTTTCACAAGTACCTTTCCAGTTAACACAGACCTTTTTTGGTTTTGATGCATCAGACCGAGTACAACTTCATGACACTATTTTTAATTTAATTTGGCACGGCGATGGTCGATGGGACTGGGATACGATTTATAATATGCCAATCTTTTTACGTAAATTTTATATTAAACGAGTTAATAAAATTCTAGAAGAACGAGAAGAAGCGGCTGAGCAACAAAGAGAAGCAGCATCAAAACGTAAATCGAGTAGAAATTCCAGTAGATAAATATTTATACTAAATGAAACTAGATATGTGTCTATCCCAACAACAGTTAATTGATAAACTAAAACGTCAGCCTAGACACGGGATGGCAAATCCATTATCGGCAGCAGCACTTATATTAGAACTTAAAGCAGCAGCTGCAGCTGCAGCTCCAGCTCTTGTAGCATTAGACGAACCGCTTGTTCAATTGGGCCTAGGCCTTGAAGTAATGGCATCTGCTGCAGAAAAAACAGCAAAAACATTTACAGATGTAACTGAAGCTTCATTATACTTAGAATTACGTAATAAAGAGTTAAATAAAACATTCGGCATTAACAGTGAAAAGGCTGCTACTTTAAGTAGCGTTTTACAAAAACAAGCTGATATAATGGGTGTCTCCGGTGTT